CGAGCTTCGCGAACCCGCTCGCGACGACCGAAAACGTCGGCGTCACCGAATACGCGACGAACGACGAAGCGCTCACCGGAACCGACGCGACGCGCAGCATCACGACGACCGCGCTCCGCTATGTTCTGGACTCACGCTTCGGCGCGGGCGCGCCGTCGGCGTTCGTGAAGGGGCTTCTGACCATCGCGACGGCCGCGCTGCTGCGCACCGCAATCGGCCTGGGAAGCGCGTCCGTGCGCAACGAAGGCGCCGGCAACGGCCTGGACGCCGACAAGCTGGACGGCCAGGAAGGCGCGTATTACCGCGATTACAACAACCTGACGAACACGCCAGCCGCTGCGATTCCGCTGTCGCAAAAGGGCGTTGCGAACGGCGTCGCTACGCTCGGCGCCGACTCCAAAATCCCGATGGCGCAGATTCCGGCGCTCGCGGAATCGGATATCACGGGCCTGGTCGCGGACCTGGCGGCAAAGGCTCCGCTGCTGTCGCCCGCGCTGGCCGGCACGCCGACGGCGCCGACCGCCGCCGCCGGCACGAACACGACGCAGCTCGCGACGACTGCATTCGTGACGTCGGCCGTGGCACCGAAGGCACCGCTTGCATCGCCCGCGTTCACCGGCACGCCGACCGCGCCGACGGCCGCAGCGGGCACGAACACGACGCAAGTCGCGACGACCGCATTCGTCGCCGCGCTCGGCGCGCTAAAAGCGAACCTGGCAGGCGCAGCATTCACCGGGGCAGTCACGGCGCCGTCTTTCCAAATCAATTCATCGCGCAACGTCAAAAAGGACATCACGCCAGCCGCCTACGGCTTGCGTCATGTCGCGCTGTTGCAGCCGGTACATTTCCGCTACCTGCGCAAGCTGGACAAGTCGGGACGCGAACGCCTGGGCTTCATCGCCGAAGACGTCGCGCGCGTCGTGCCGCACGCCGTCAGCGCGGAAAGCGGCACGCCGGCAATCGACTACGCTTCCCTGGTTCCTGTCCTGGTCTCTGCGATCAATGAGCTTGCGGCCGAAGTCCGCGCGCTGAAGGCGGCACAATGACGACGGGCTTTAAAAATTCGTCGGGCGTCGATTTCGACGCCCTGTTCGATCCCTACGTCCAGGGCACGAAGCCGGCGAACACGGGGTTTGCAACGTCCGACGGCGTCGACCTGGCGAACCGATACGCGCCGCTTTCCTACGGAAGCGCAGTCCCCGCGACGGGTTTCAAAATCGCGAGCGGCGCCGACGTCAACACACTATGGGCGGCAGCGGGAACCGCCGTCTATCAAACCATCGCCGCGTTCATTGCGACGCTTTCCGTCACCATTCCGAATGGATGGGTCGGCATCGCAAACACGCAATACAAATTCATTTTGAACGCCGACGGCACGGGTTCGAAGGGGCGCGGTCCGACGCTGCCGGCGCAGACGTTCAACTGGACAAGCGACGGCAATCCGCCGCTGAAGAATTACCAGGTCCGCTTGTCGTCTTTCGTGACCGACACGGCGAACGGCGCATGGGTTTTCACCGACAACACGGCCGGCGCATGGGTCGCGCTGGATTCCACACACGGCGCAACTATCGGCACGTTGAAATTCGTTCCGTCTACGAATGGCGGGCAAGGCGACTATGAGGGACATGGGACGCTGGAGATTCGCGACGCGACGACGCTTGCGGTCGTCGCGACGAAGACGTTCACCGTCACCGGCACGGCGCAGAACGCATAACGGTCGGCGGAAATCCCGCCAGTGGATGCGATCAAGGGCAGGGCGGACCATGCGCCCTGACCCTGTCACCCGTCACCGGATCACGAACCCATGACCGCATCGTTCCTGCATGGCGTCGAAGTCGTCAACATCGACGACGGCGCGCGCTCCATCACCATTCCCGCGACGTCCGTCATCGGCATCGTCGGCACCGCGCCGCGCGCGGATGCGACCGTGTTCCCGCTGAACGTTCCCGTCCTGGTCCCGAATTCGCGCACGATGGCGGCCGCGCTGCTGAAGAACGCCGCCGGCACCGACGGCGACGGCACGCTGGCCGACGCCCTGGACAGCATCTTCGACCAGGCCGGCGCGTCCGTCGTCGTCGTCCGCGTCGACGTCGGCGTCGATGACGCGGCCACGCTCGCGAACGTCGTCGGCGGCGAGAATGCGACCACCGGCGCGCGCGAGGGCGCGCACGCGCTGCTGGATGCGGAACACGCCGTAGGCGTGAAGCCGCGCATCCTCATCGCCCCCGGCTTCACGCACCAGCGGCCGGAAGTCGCCGGCGTCCCCGGCGCGAACCCTGTCGTCGCCGAGCTGGCCGGCATCGCCGACCGCATGCGCGCGGTCATCATCCAGGACGGACCGTCGACGAACGACGCCGACGCCATCGCGACCGCCAGCGACAGCGGTTCGAAGCGCGTTTTCCTGGTCGACCCGCGCGTCGCGAAGACCGATTCCACGGGCGCCGTCGTGTACGCCTACGCCAGCGCGGCCGTCGCCGGCCTGATCGCGCGCAGCGACCAGGAGCGCGGCTTCTGGTGGAGTCCATCGAACCAGACCGTGAACGGCATCGTCGGCACGGAACGCGCAATCGACTTCAGCATGGGCGACGTCAACAGCCGCGCCAACCTGCTGAACGCCGCGAACGTCGCGACGATCATCCGGCAGAACGGTTTCCGGCTGTGGGGCAATCGCACCCTGTCGGCCGATCCGAAGTGGGCGTTCCTGTCGGTTGTTCGCACGTCGGACGTCATCGCGGACGCGCTCCAGTCGTCCATGCTGTGGGCCGTCGACCGTGGCATCACGAAGAATTTCGTGTCCGACGTCGTCGAGTCCGTGAACGCGTTCCTGCGCAACCTGAAGGGACTCGGCGCCATCAACGGCGGTCAGTGTTGGGCGGACCCCGACCTGAACACCGCCGCGACCGTGGCCGCTGGCCAGGTTTATTTCGACTACGACTTCGGCGGCGTCGTGCCTGGCGAACGCCTGACCTTCCGCGCTCACCTGGTCGACAACTACGTCACGGAGATTTTCTAATCCATGCGCCACGTCCGTAAAAATTTCAATGTCTTCCTGGACGGCAAGGGTTACGCCGGCCAGGCCGAGGAATTCAACGCTCCGAAGCTCACGCTGAAGACCGACGATTTCCAGGGCGCCGGCATGATGGGGCCGGCGTCCATCACGATGGGTCACGAAAAGCTGGAAACGGACTTTTCGCTGATCGCATACGACGCCGACGCCTGGGCGACCTTCAGCGTGAACGAAGGCGACGAAGTCACGTTCACCGTGCGCGAGCTGCTGGAGTCCGTCGACGGCACGCAGGCCGGCGCCGTGCATGTCTGCCGGGGCAAGGTGAAGGAAATCGACGGCGGCACGTCGAAGGCTGGCGAAAAGGCGTCGATGAAGATTTCGATGGACTGCACCTACTACCGGCAGACCATCGACGGCCGCGTCGTGCATGAAGTCGACGTCCTGAACATGGTTTGGGTCAAAGACGGCGTCGACCTGCTGGAAAAGGCGCGCAGCATCCTGGGCCGCTAAGGCTCGCGCAACGGCCCCGCCTGGTAACGGGCGGGGCTTTCCGATCATCCCGAGGAAACGAACATGGCGAAGGACAAGTCGGCGAAGGAAACCGCCGAGCATTTCAAGCAGGGCGAAGGCTTCGTCGACGTGACGATGTCGCGCCCGATCAAGGTCGACGGCGCGGAAACGAGCGTCGTCCGCATGCGCGAACCGACGGTCGCCGACATGGAAGCGTCCGGCAACGCGACCGGAAACGACGTCGCGAAGGAAATCACGCTGATTTCCAACCTGTGCGAAATCGCGCCGAAGGACATTCGCGCGCTTCCGTTCCGCGACTGGCTCCGTCTTCAGGCCGCGCTCGCGCTTTTTACCGACTGACCCCGACCTATATCCGGGACGGGGTCCTTGCGCTCGCTAATCACACTGGCTGGAGCGAGCGCGAGATAACCAGCTTCCGCGTTTCCCGCTTCGTTTGGTACCTGGACGGACTCCCGAAGGATGCGTAACAAGTCGCTGAAAGCGTCCATCATCATCGGCGGTTCCGTCAGCAGCACGTTACGCGCTGCGCTTGGATCGACCGAGGGCGGGCTGAAGAAAATTTCCGCCGCAATCGCTGACGTCGAAAAGCGTCAGCGTTTGCTTGGCGACAGCATGAAGTCTTTCGGTCGATTCGGACGGATCACCGAAACCATGCGCCGCGACTATGCCGAGCTGACGAACCAGCTTGACCGCATGCGCAAGGCGCAAGACCGCCTTAACCTGGCGACGAAACGGCACGCCACGCTGACCGCTGTCGGCGGGAAGATGCAAACCGCCGGCATGTACGCAACGGCGGGCGGCTCCGCAATCTTGGGCGCAGCGTTCTACGGCACGCGCGAAGCGAAGAATTACCAATCCGAAATCGCGCGCATCCGAAGCCTGGGCCTGGGAGACAAGGTCACGGCCGACGCGCAGAAATACGCGGCGGGCTTGCGCACCTATGGCACAAGTCAGCTTGAAAACCTGACGCTGGTTCGCGATGCGATGTCCGTGTTCGGCGACTTGCACCACGCGCAGATGGCCGCGCCGATCCTGGCGAAAATGAAGTTCGCGAATTCCGCATTCTTTGGCGCCGAGCATGGCGCGGAGAATGAAACGAAGTTCATGGACATGCTGAAGGTCATCGAATTGCGCGGCGGTACGAAGTCGCGCGCGGAATTCGAAAAGCAAGCGAACATGGTTCAGAAAGTCATTTCCGCAACCGGCGGGCGCGTCGGGCCGGAGGAATGGCGTCACTTGATTTCGACCGGCGGCCTGGCCGCGAAGTCGATGCGTGACGACGCTTTCTTTTACCAGCTTGAACCGCTTGTCCAGGAAATGGGCGGCGACCGCGTCGGCACGGGATTGATGACGGCCTATTCGTCGCTGTACCAGGGCCACGCCAGCAAGCGTTCCGTCCAGAACATGCAAAAGCTCGGACTGATCGAAGACACGTCGAAAGTGCATTTCGACAAAGCCGGGCAAATGGCGTTCCTGAATCCCGGCGCGCTGAAGGGCGCGGAGCTGTTCAAGAAATCGCAATTCGAATGGATGAAAGAAGTCCTTTTGCCGACGCTCGCGAAAAAGGGGCTGACGTCGAAGGATCAAGTCCTGGACGCCATCGGCGCAATCTTCAGCTCGCGCAAGGGCGCCGACTTGATGGCGGCGATGTACCTGCAACGTCAGCAGATCGAAAAGAATGAACGCCTGAATCGCGGCGCCGCTGACATCGACACCATCGACAAGACAAGCCGCACGACGGCGGCCGGCAAAGAATTGAACGCCGCTGCGAAGCTCGCGGACGCGAAACTTCGTTTCGGCGCCGCAGCGTTGCCGATCTACACGTCCGCGCTGGACACGGCCGCAAACGCGCTGGAGCGCTTTAACCGCTTCGCCGACAAACACGGGACGCTGGTCAAGGTCGCGAGCGTCGGCATCGTCGGACTCGGCGCCGCCCTGGTGACGCTCGGGCCGATTCTCACCGTTGCCGGCACGTTCCTGAACGCCTATGCGGCGATCCAGCTTCGCGCCGCATCGGCGGCCGCTGCTGCTGCGCGCAACATCACGGCGGAAACGGGCGCCATCGAAGCGCAGCAGGCGGCCGGCGCCGGCGGCGTGGGCGGCGGCGTTGGCGGCAAAGGCAAGTTCGGCCGCTTCGCCGGTAGGGCGGCGACGACGTTCGCGCTGACAGGACTCGCGCTTGAGGGCGCGCGCATGCTCGGCGTTCCCGACGTCGACCAGGCGAAAGGCGAAAAGGAATTCCGCGAGGGGCATTACCTGAAGGCTTCCGCGCACATGGACGCGGGGAGCTTCATCAAAGCGCTGTTCGTCGGCCTGCCGCAACAGCAGGGCGTGCCCCGCGTCGCGCCTGGCGTGCCGACTCCGAAGCCTTCCGTGACGAACAACAATCACCAGACGTATACGTTCAACATTTCGCAACAGCCTGGGGAATCGGCGGATGCGTTCGCGCATCGCGTCGCCGCTGCTGTGAAGCAACAGCAGACGGTCGCGAATCGTGGCCAGCTACATGACGGGGTCGACTGATGGCATCGCGCCAGGACATCGAAGGCTTCATCCAGCGCGTCCAGGATCGTTTTTTCAAAAACGACAGCGGCAACTCGCCCGTGATGATGATGCTCGGCGGATTCAAGTTCGCGCTGAACACGGCGACGTTCCAGGAAGTGAATCGCGCGACGTCGTATCGGTGGCCGTCTCAGGAGCGCGTCGGCCAGTATTTCGCGCGACAGTTCACCGGACCAGGCGATGACACCATCACGCTTCCCGGCGTTATCTATCCCGACTTTCGCGGCGGCTATGCGCAAATCGACAACTTGCGCAGCATCGCGGAGCAAGGCCGCCCCGTGAAGCTGATTTCGGCGATGGGCGACATGCTCGGCGTTTGGGTTATCGAACGCATCGAAGACAGTCGGAAGGTTTTCAAGCCGGACGGAACGTTCCGCAAACAGGACTTCACCGTCACGCTTATGCGATTCGGGGACGACAATGCAGACCTATAAGACGCGCGCCGGCGACGTCGTCGATGAAATCGCGTGGCGCCACTATGGGAGCGTCGACGCTGCGATCCTGCGCGAAGTGTTCGCCGCGAATCCGGGCCTGGCTGACGCTGGCGCGCTGCTGCCTGCGAACGTGACCGTGATCCTTCCCGACATCCAGGCGCCGACTGCAACGGCGCAAGGCGTCGCGCTGTGGGATTGAACATCGCGCCAACGTTTCGCATCATCGCGAACGACAAGGACATCACCGCGAAGATTCGCGAGCGCGTGACGTCAATCAACTTGACTGACGAAACCGGCACGGAATCGGACGTCCTGGAAATCAAGCTGGCCGATCATCTGGTCGCAAGCGATCCGATCAAGCTCCCGGCCACCGGCGCCGAGCTGGAAGTGTCAATCGGATTTGACGAGCAGGCGACGCCGAAAGGAACGTTCATCGTCGACGAAATCGAATTGACGGGCTTCCCGTGCGAAATGGTCATTCGTGCGCGCGCGGCTCCGTTCGAAACGACGCCGAAAGGTCGCGTCTACTGGCAGACGCACAAAACCCGGAGCTGGAAAGCAGGGACCACGCTCGGCGCCATCGTGAAGCGCATCGCAAGCGAGCATCGACTGACGCCGGCGATTTCTTCGAAGCTCGCGTCCGTCGTGTTGCCGCACACGGACCAGGCGCACGAAAGCGACATGAATTTCATCACGCGGCTTGCGAAGCGCTTTGATGCTATCGCGAAGCCTGCCGGCGGCCGCCTGGTATTCGCCCCGAAGGGTAAGGCGGAAACCGTGGGCGGGGCGAACATGCCGCGCGTCACGCTGACGCCGAAGGATGGCGGCGCCTACCGCGTGGCGATCCATACGCGCGACACCGGCGGAACGTGCATCGCGCATTACCGGAACCTGGCGTCGGGCGAGTCCCGCGAAGTGTCGGTCGGGAGCGGGGAACCCGTTCACCGCTTGCGCCATTCCTACCGCGATGCGGCGAGCGCTGAAGCCGCCGCGCGGGCGAAGCTGCGCCACAAGAAGCGCGCCGAGCGAACGCTGTCCTACACGCTGCCAGGGCGTCCCGAGCTGGCCGCCGAAACCATCGTCACAATGAAAGGGTTCCGCGAGGGCGTCGACGGCGATTGGCTGGTGAAGCGCTGCAATCACTACATCGGGAGCGAGGGCTATCGGACCAGCATCGAATGCGAGCGTCCGAACAGTCACCCCGACGTTATGAAGGCCGACCAGGCGCCCGTAAGCGACCAGGCGCGCGCTGCGACCTTCGTCGAGTGACAGCGGGGGATCACTCCCCCGCGTCGTCCCCGCCGGCTTCCTGGTCCCCGTCGTCCCCTTCGACGGCCATCGCGCCATGCTCGGGGCAATGCGGCGGACCGATTTCCAACCATTTGGCCGTCACCCGCACCGTGTAGCCGCAGGACGTGCAGCAGGCTTTGCGGAGGCGCGTCCCCTGGCGCTTGGGCCTAGACGACGCCGGCGCGTCCTGGGCGCCTTCCTGGCCGTCCTCGCGCGGCTCCGGGACCACGCCGCCACCCTTGCGGCGAACGCCGCGACCGCCGACTAGGCTTCGCCAGGTAAGGGCCGCGTGCGGGATCGGGCCGACCTGGTCGAGCATGGCAGACAACCAGGCGCGCAGCTCGGGCGGCGGGGCCAGGGCTTGCGTCAGCGGGCGCGGGTAGCCGAGCGCGAGCGCGACCGTGGCGAAGGCGCCTTTGTGGCCATGCTCCAGGCCGACGGCCGCATGGATCAATTCATGGCCGAGGACGGAAGCGACTTCCATCGCGTCGTCGCGGTCGGGCCGGATGAAGATTTCGAACCGGCCATCCTTCGACGCCCGCTTGTCCCAACACTCGCCGACGGCCTTCCCGTCCATACCGGCGGACGGGAACCCGACCGACACGCGGAAGGCGGGAAGGGGATAACCCATTTCGGCGAAGCGCGGCGCCATCAAGTCGGCGAGCGCGTTCAACCAGGTTTCGCGGTTCAGGACCGGGGCGGGCGTGGCGAGCTGGTTCATGTCTTCGTCCTGTCGATGCGTTTAAACGCGGAGTCGATAGGCTGAAGGATGACAGGGACGAAAGTCAATCCCCATCGTCCAGGCTCCCTAAAATTGGCAGGGACGGGACGGCGGGGCGCGGGTTCCACGGGCGGCCGTCCTTAAAAATAAATTGCGCAAGCTGTTGAACGTGAAGCAAATTTCGATTGACTCTTAATCAGTAGGTCGTTGGTTCGAATCCAACACGGCCCACCATATAAAACAAAGACTTAGGCGTCCTTCGGGGCGCCTTTTTTGTGCGCTCCCTAAAATTCTCCCTAAAATTAGGGCGTCTGCGCAGGTTCCACGACGGCCAATTCATGGTCGTAACGGTTCAGCATCGCGTCCGACTTGTGACCGCTCGCCTGGCGTTTGTCGGCCCTGGTCCCCTTCGTGTCCGTAATGCCGCGATGCTTCAGGCCGTGGAGCGTGAAGCGCTGTTCGGCCGTGATGACGCCGGCTTTGATGGCGGCCGCCGTCAAGTCTTTGAACGCGTTGTCTAGGCCGGATTTCGACAGCGGGCCGCCGGCCTGGGTGACGAAGATCGGGCGATCCTCGGGGCGCAGGGGAACCGGCCGCGACTTATTCGCGGGCCTTGCCAGGATGTCGGCGCGGAGCTTCACGGCTTCGTCCCAGGCCGCGCGCAGCCTGGCGTTCCAGCGCGTCACGTTGCCGAGACTCCCCTTCCGCCGGTCGACGATGACGCCTTCGTCCGTCGCGTGGGCGTCCGTGAGGGTCACGGCTTCGATGCCGCGCATGCGGCACAACAGGGCCAGCTCCATGAGGGCGGGCAGGTAGGGCGGCAGACTCCCCTTCGTGCGCGTCTTCAGGGCGCCACGCTCGCGCGCGAACGCCAGGACGGCCGCATAGGCGTCATGGGCCGGCATCAACGCCTGGCCGCGCTCCCTGGCTTGCTTGACCCCTTGCGCGGGGTTCGTCGTGCAATGGCCGAAACGGACGCCCCAGGCGAACAGGCGGCGCATGTAGCGCAGGACGTGATTCGCCTTCGACGGCGCCGCCTTCACCGCGTCGCCGGCACCTGGCCGCGACTCCGGCTTCCCCTTCGCGATGACTTCGACAATGCGCTGAATCGCAGCGGTCGGGAGCTTGTCGACCGTGAGCGTGTCCAGGGTCGGCCCCATCGCGGTTTTAAATTCGCGGATGACCTTCGCGCAATATTCGTAATCGTCGCGCGTGCTGTCCGACAGGCCGGCGAATTCTTCGCTGGCGTGAAATGACTTCATCACGAAACCAATCGTCCCGCGCGCATCATTCCCCGCGCGCTTCTCCGCGATGGCGTGCAATTCGGACAGCAGCGCAGACGGCCCCGCGATGGTGCGCGCACGCTTGCGCGCGCTGCCTTCGGGGCATGGTTCGAAAACGTACCAGCGGCCGGCGCCGCTTCGGTCCCAATAGATGCCGGCCGGAATTGCGGCCTGGTCGATATGCTTCGGGATCGTGGGATTGTGTGCGCGTTTGCGGCCGCGTGCCATTAGATCACCTGGCTAGGGTCATACATTCCGCCGCCGGTCGCCTGGGGCGATTCCGGCGCGCGTAACCCGAGCGCGGCGTTCATTGCGTCAAGCGTCGTCCAGATGCCGCCGCGCCCATCGTATTTGAAAGCAATCCCCGAGCGACGCGCCCACGCTTCAACGCGTGCGAGCGTTGCGCGTTCGCCGAGTCTGCTGACTCTGCGGAGGTCGTCGAAGTCCAGGATAGCGGCGGCAATCATAGCGCGCTCACTATGCAGGACGACGGGGACGAAAACAATAACCCCGCCGGATGGCGGGGTTAATCGTTTAAACGGTTACGCGCGTATCAGAACGGGATGTCATCGTCGCTGAAGTCTTCGGCGAAATCCGGTTTCGGCGCGGGCCTGGACTGCTGCGCCTGTCGCGGCTGCTGCGACGTCGGTTCGCGACGCTCGCGCGGTTCGCCACGTTCACCGCGCCCGCCGAGCATTTGCATTTCGTCGGCGACGATGTCCGTGTAATAGCGTTCCTGGCCGTCCTGCCCCGTGAATTTGTCGTAACGGATCGCGCCTTCGACGTAGCATTGCGAGCCTTTGCGAAGGTACTCGCCGGCGATTTCCGCGAGCTTCCCGAAGAATTTCACGCGATGCCATTCGGTCCGTTCCTGCGTCTGCCCGTCCTTATCCTTGCGGACGGATGTCGTCGCGAGGCGAATCGTCGTGACGGCCATCCCGCCTTGCGTGTATTTCGTTTCCGGATCGTCGCCGAGATTGCCGACTAGAATCACTTTGTTAATGCCGCGTGCCATGCCTGTTTCCCCTTAGAACGTGGACGGCTGCGCGACGGCGCGCACCGCGTACATGAAACCCGTTTGCAGCGCGCGCTTCGCGTCTTCGTGCCAACGGATCGGTTCGGACGACGTGAGTCGTTCCATTTCCCCGATGTCCCCCGAAGCCTTCGCGTGCGCGTGCTGGTCGTCGACGTGCTGGCCGATGCGCTCCAACAGCTCGCGCGTTTTCTCGGCGTGCGCCTTGATGTCGTTCATCAAGTCGATTTCCGCTTGCGACAGGTCGCGATAGCCGGAAATCTTTCTGTGCTGATTTTCCATTGTCCCCGTTGTCCTTACGGTCGTTTGTGTGCGTTTGTTTGTCGATGATGGGCGTCGGCGCATGCGGGACCGCAGAACAGACGACCAGGTTCGGCGAGGTCGTCCATGCAATCGCGATTCAGGCAATAGCCGGTTGCGGATGGCGGCGGCGGCGCGTGTAGCGCTTTGACACGCTGCGCATGCAAGGCTTCGCACAAGTTTAACGCGTCGCGTGCTTGTGCTTCGTCCGTTGTGTCGCTCATATGTCGTGAGTAATGCAGCGGTTGCGTTAGGTGAATGACGCAACGAATTAACGTCGCGGCTTGATTGTGTTCGCCGTCTCAAATTCCAGGACAGCGGGGAGGGGATAGCGGATCGACTCCCGCGTCCCTGGCGTCTTTTCGAAGGCAGGGCCCGTGCCAGCGCTTCGCCAATTCGCCAGGGTTCGCGGGGCCATCCCCCACCGCTTCGCCAGCTCGGCGGTCGTGAGCTTCACGACCGCCGGCCCCTGGCGCCCCTTAACCGGCTTCGATGTCTTCATCGTCACCGCCGCCTGTCTCACCGTTCAGGACTGAAGCGTTCAGACCGGCGAGCGCTGCCCCGCCGGCCTTCGATTCTGTGCGCCGGTTGTCATAATCCTGGGCCGCGCGCTTCAGGATTTCGTGTGTGCCGTCCGCCGTGAGTGCATCGCGGACGCGCTTCGACGTCTTGTTCCACGCCTGGCGATACGCTTCGACGCCGCCTTCCGTGGTCGTGCGAAGCGTGTTGCGCGCCTGTTCGACTTCGGCGTCTAGCTTCCCGCCGCCGTCGACCCAATCGCGAACCGCCTTCCCGTCCGCGCTTGTGATATAGCCTTCGCAGCGGCCGAGCATTGCGCGCAGCTCGCCGGGGCATTTGATGACTTCCTGGGACTTGCCTTCGTTCCACATCATCAAAGACGCCGTCAGTTCGAACATGAAGTTCTTTTCCTGGATCGGCTGCACGCCTTGCGGGATGTAAACCGTTTCCCCGCCTTTCTTCTCGATGATGACTTTTTCGCGCGCGCGAATGCACGGGATGACGTGCATGTTTGACTGAAGCAGCACGTTCATAAATTTCTTGTGCCGTTCCTTCGCGACGTTGTCGCGCTTGCCGCGCGTGCCTGGCGCCGGCTCGCGGATTTCCAGCACGCCGCCGGTCCCTTCGTATTCGTGCGACACGCTGTCGAGAACCAGGACTTCGACGCCGTGATCCTGGAAAGCGCGGATCGCTTCGCTGTAGCGCTCGGGCGTGAAAGGCGGCTCCAGGTCGCCGATCCAGAACGGAACGTCCGTCGGATGCGTTGCATGCGACTTCAGGACGTCGGCATAGAGACTGCCGCGACGGTTTTCCGTGTCCAGGAAACCGACCTTCGATGCATCGTAGTTCGCGAGTCCGTAAGCGAATTCGATTGCAGTTCGCGTCTTACCGCTGCCGCTGATTCCCGCAATGCCGATAACCAGGCGGGCGCCCGCGCGTTCGGCGGGGCGGATTGCAATAACTGACATGCGTTTGATGCTCCGAGTTATGCCGCGCGACGCGCGGCGCCTTTGGTGAAAGACCAGCCGGGAAGTGACAGCGATTCGATTCGCTCGCTGTAGCCTGGCCATTTCTTCGCGACGCGACAGCGCGCCACGGTCGCGAGGTCGAATAGGAAATCCGCGACCCCTTCCGCGACGCTTTCTTCGTCGAGATTCCAGACCGCGACTCCCATCGCGACGCCGTCGACGACGCACGCTTCGTCTTCGACGACCAGGAACGCGAACGCCTTCGGCGGCGCGAATTCGGCGAATGCGTTGTCCTCTAGCTTCGACGCTTCGACGGACATCGCAGCGTGCGCGCCGCGCAAATACATGGCGTGTTGAACGTGATAACGGAAGTCGTCGACGTGCCGCGCGAACGCTTCGCGACTGGCGCCGTCTTCAATGGAAGTGAATTTCAGGTCGACCAGGACGCCGTCATGGCGCCAGTAGTCGGGACGCACGCGAAGCAATTCGACGACGGGTTCGCCGTTTTCGTCGACAAGCTGTTCGCCCGTCGCGAAGTCGCACACGGGTTCCGTCCAGTAGGCGGACAGCTCCGACTCGCCAGGCGCCGACAGCAGCGCGCATGCGGCGGGATGCGCCATCACCGCGTCGCGCATGTCGTGCAAGCGCTGCCAGTCGTCCGGTTCGATTTCTTCGCGGTCCGCGTTTTCTGCTTCCCAGGCCGCGCGCGCGTCTTCGAACAGCACCGCGCCGGGAAGATGCTCGCGCACCAGGGCGGACAGGACGGGCTTTGTCGACGACTGTTTAAACGCGACGCCGCCTTCGGTAAGCGCTTTCTTGATGTCTTCGACCGTCACCAGGGCGCCCGCTGGCGCGGCGAACGGTTCGCAATATCGGTTCAGGAATTCCGCCGGCTCCAGCATCAAGCAATGGAACGCGGTCCCGAATTTGTGTGACGCGGTTTGCTTTCGCGCCTTCGGATTCGTGCGGACTCGCCGCAGCTTCGCGGGCGACTTCGCCGCGAGGTCGAGCATGGATTTAGACGTGCCTTCGCCGGCGTGATAGTCGGCGTTCGGCAGTCCTCTATAGACGCCTGGTTGCATTGCGGCTCCGGGGATGACAGGGACGACTTGCGCGATGAATCATCGTCGGGCAGGATGTCCCCGTCAACCCCTATCCCCATTGTCCTGTCGCGATGCTTGCAACGCCCGCCATGCCGCCGTCGCAAATCCTGCGACTGCGCGACTACCAGGAAGAAACAGTCGAAAGATTGCGCGAGTCGATGCGCCGCAATCGGCGCGTGCTGTTGCAGCTTCCGACAGGCGGCGGGAAAACGGCCATCGCTTCATTCATGGCGCAAGGCGCCGTGCGTAACGGGCGCCGCGTCTATTTCAACTGTCACCGCGCCGAGCTGGTCGAACAGACGTCGCTTACCTGGCGCAAATACGGCATCGCTCACGGCTACATCGCAGCGAACAGACCGCGCGCGATGCAGCTCGCGAACATTTGCAGCATCGACACGCTGAAAAATCGTTTGCACACGACGCCGGAGCCTGACGTGTGCATTTGGGACGAAGCGCATCACCTGGGCGCGGCCGGCTGGCAAATGGTCATGGACGCTTGGAAGCGCTGTCGCCATATCGGGTTAAGCGCAACGCCCTGGCGCCTGGACGGTCGCGGCCTGGGGCGTCAATTCGATGACATGGTCGAAGGGCCGTCCGCCGCGTGGCTCATGGATCACGGGCACCTGTCGCGTTACGACATTTACGCGCCGAACGTGCCGGACATGACGGGCACGAAGCGCGTCGGCGGCGATTACAACAACGCCGAAGCATCAAAGCGCATGGACATCCCGAAGCGCTTCGGCGACATCCTGGTTCATTGGCGCAGAAACGCCGAGGGCATGCGCACGGTCGGATTCGCCGTCAATCGCGCTGACTCCGCGATGATCGTCGAACGCTTCAATTCCGCCGGCATTGCAGCCGCGCACCTGGACGGCGACACGCCCGACGATTGGCGCCGGAACATCATCCGCGACTTCGCGCGGAAAACGCTTTATCAGATTTGGAACGTCGCGCTGTTCGGCGAAGGCTTCGACCTGTCGGCCATCGCGCAAACGGACGTCACGATCGACTGCCTGATCGACGCGGCGCCGACGCAATCGCTGGCTGCCGTGCTGCAACGTTGGGGCCGCGTGCTGCGCGCGAAGGACTATCCGGCCGTCATCAATGACCACGCCGGCAACAGCAACCGACACGGATTCCCTGACGACGAACGGGAATGGACGCTGGCGGATCGCGAGCGCACCGGCAAGGGCGGCAATTCGGACGGCGGTCCGCCGCCGCCGTTCACTTGCAAATGCTTTCGACAGCTCCGCCGTCCGCTTCCTTCGACGTGTCCGCATTGCGGCGTGTCGCTCGCCGCTGAAGTGAAGCCTGTCGAGGAAGGCGAGGGCGAGCTGAAGAAGCTCACGGCCGCCGACAAGGCCGCAGCGCGCGCGCGCCTGAAGCAGGAAGAAAACGAGGCGAAAACCATTCACGAATTGGCCGACCTGGCACGCCGTCGCGGATACAAAAACCCGCAGGGATGGGCGTTCAAGAAATGGTCGAACAGTCCAGACCGTCAGCGCTACGCGCGCAGACAGGCCGAGCAAATCAACGCGCTGGAAAGCGCATAACCGAGGGGAACCACCGTGGAACAGCAAGCGAAGTCGTTCAAGCAAATGATTAAGGACGGCGACATCAAGCGCGCCGACGCGACGAAAATCCGAATCCAGGACATCCACGAGGAAGCGGGCTTCAACCTGCGCCGCGAAGGCGAAGACCTGGAGGCGAGCATCAACGCCCTGGCCGACTACATCGCGACGGGCGGCATCCTGCCGCCGCTGGAGGTCCGTCCGCGCCCAGAGGGCGGCGTGTACCTGGTCGACGGCCATCGCCGCCGGCGTGCGTTCCTGCGCTGCCTGGAGCGCGGCGCGGCCATCGGCGACGCCAACGGCGAAGTGTGGGTCAGCGTCGTTCAATTCCAAGGCAATGACGCCGAGCGCACGCTGCGCGTCATCACCAGCGCGGAAGGCCGCAACCTGTCGCCGCTGGAGGTCGCCGAAGGCTATCGCCGCCTGGCGCGCTTCGGATGGTCGTCCGAGGAAATCGCCGCGAAGGTTCACAAGACGCGACAGCACGTCGACCAGCTTTTGATCCTGGCCAACGCGAACGCAGACGTCCAGGGGATGGTAGCGGGCGGCCAGGTTTCCGCAACGACCGCAATCGACACGCTGCGCAAGCATGGCGAAAAAGCGGGCGACGTCCTCGCGGGCGCGGTCGACAAGGCGAAGGCGGCGGGCAAGACGAAGGCGACGGCGGGCGCCGTGAAGGGGAAACCGATTCCGCGAAAGCTGGTCGACGAGCTGGAACCGATCCTGTACCGCATCGCCGACGCGCCGACGACGGACGCCGAGCTGATGGCCGAGCTTCGCGACATCGTCGCCGACATCCGCGCAGCGCGCGCGAAGCAGGCATCGAAGGCGCAGTCCGACGACGTCAAGGCGCGACAGACCGACATCGAAGACGCCGACGCCCGCCCGTCAGTCGATGACGCCGTCGCCGCGTTCACGGGGCTGTGAACGTGACGCCCGCGCACGACACCCTGTCCGCTATCGCGTCGAGTCCCGACGCGGTAGCGGCATCATCCGCGATGCTGTTCGCCGCAATCGACGCTGTCGCGAACGTCTATTCGTCGACTGACACGTCGAGACTTACGCCGCGCCAGGCCGCGATGCGAACGCCTGCCGCGACATGGGCCGCGATCCTGGCGCATGCGGAACATCGCCTGGCGCAGCTCAAGGCGGCGCAGCGATGAAGGAACATGGCGCACAAAACGACATCCGCAACGCCCTGGTGGACGCGGGAATGTTTTTCCGCGCGAACGTCGGCAAGGCTTACGCGTCGAACGACGTCGCGAAGCTGCCGGACGGTTCGCTGTTGCTTCGCAACTGGCGGCCGTTTTCGACGGGACTCCCGCCTGGCTTTGCCGACGTCTTCGGCCTGGTTCCGGTCGTCATTACGCCCGACATGGTCGGGCAGACCGTCGCCGTCTTTACGGCCGTGGAATGCAAGTCGCTGAAGGGCGTCGCGCGCGACAACCAAAGCCGCTTCATCGCGGCCGTTCGCTCGCAAGGCGGGCGCGCCGGCTTCGCGAAGACGCCCGCCCACGCCCTGGCCATCGCGCGCGGCGAGCGCGTCGACCTTTTCACCTGAAGGGAATTCCGCAATGCGTGCATCCGAATTCGCAAGGCGTCGCGCTCGCATCCTGAAGGAAACAAACCAGCACGGGCGCGGCGACCGTCGCCGCGCCGCCCTGCGCGCGCTTGTGAAGCGCTCGGGCGCGCGCCCTATCTACTCCAGGCGCCAGGTCATCGCGTACCGCCTGCCGGACGGCTCCGTCGCGTGTGTGTGGCTTCGCTTCCGCACCGGCGGCGACGCCCTGGACGAATTAGTCCGTATTCGCACCTATCCGACGCATGACGTCGTGCCGGTCCGCGCCTACGCGTGCGACCTGTGCGGCGGCTGGCACCTGGCGCGCTGAGAGTTACGCGCGACTATTCACATTTGGGGATGTCCCCGTTATCCTGACGCGGGCATCCAGGGGAACAACATGAACGCCAGAACCGCCGAGCTTCGACAGCTCATGCGGACGCACCAGCTCACGGCGCGGGAAGCCGGGAAGCTGATCGGCCGCACCGCGCAGACCGTGCGCAACTGGCGCTGTCGCACCGACGACGCGCGCACCATTCCGGAACACACCCTGGCCGTCCTGAAACAGCGCATCGCCGAGCGCGAGGGCGTCGCCGCGTGAGCATGACGGACCACGAAATCCGCGACGCATTCGAACGCGCAATGCGCGACGCGGGCTTGTCGCCCGTGTTCAAGGCGGGCGAGCAAATCGAATTCGGGCAAACACCCGACCGCAACCCGCGCCGATTCCATATCGCCGGCGACAGCAAGGGGACGCGGAACGGCTGGTATATCGTTTTTGCCGACGGCACGCCCGCCGGCGAATTCGGTTCCTGGAAGACCGGCGAAAAGCATTCATGGTGCGCGAAGAAGCGTTCCGAGCTGTCGACGCAGGAACGCGAGGAAATCGAACGCCGCATCGCTGAAGCGCAAAAGGAACGCGAAGCCGCGCAGCGACAGCGCGAAGGCGAGGCGGCCAAGCGCGCGAACATCATTTGGAACGAAGCGACGCCCATTGACGGCGACGCGCATCCGTACCTGGAGCGCAAGGGCGTTCGCGCGCACGGCTTGCGCATCGGTAAATGGCCAGTCCGCAATTCGAAGGGCGAGACGTTTCGCTACATCGAAAACACGTTGCTAGTCCCGATTTGGAACGCGCGCGGAAAAATCGTTTCACTCCAGGCCATTTTTCCCGCCGTCGACCAGGCGTTCGGCCGCGATAAAGACTTCCTAGTCGGCGGCCAGAAACGCGGCTGTTTCTACATGATCGGCACGCCGCCGGGACCAGGCGGGACGGTCGCATTCTGCGAAGGCTACGCGACCGCCGAGTCGATTCACCAGGCAACGGGCTGGTGCGTCGTCGTCGCGTGGGATGCGTACAACCTGCCGCACGTTGCGAAGACTGTTCGCGCAGCGATGCCGCAAGCGGTTTTCGTGTTCTGCGCTGACAACGACCAATGGACGACGCAACCCGTCAACAATCCCGGCGTGGAATACGCGCGCCGTGCATGCGCCGAAGTCGGCGGACGCTTCGTCGCGCCGGCGTTCGCTGACCTTGAGGGGCGCCCGACCGACTTCAACGACTTGCACCAGCGCGAAGGCTTGGACGTCGTCATGTCCCAGGTCATGCAAACCGCGCCGGCGCCCGCACCTGAAGACGTGCCGGCGGCGATGACGCCGACCGAAGGCAAGTCCGCGACGGTCCGCTATTACTGCCCCATCAATCCGATGTCAGTCGACACGGCGACGCCGTTCCCCGACATCGACGGCAAGGGGAACCCGCTTCCGACCGCGCTTAACCTGGCGGAAATGCTGAACCGCATCGGGGCAATCGTTCGATACAACGTCATTTCGAAAAACATCGAAATCCTTATCCCGCGCCTGGAAACGACGCCCGACCAGCATTCGAACGCGTCCTATAACGAGCTGTCGAATTGGTGCCGCCGCTTCCGCATGTCGACGGCGGATTTCGACGGAAACCTGGTCAGCGTGTCGAACGCGAACAATTACAACCCCGTTGCGACCTGGATCGACTCGCGACCGTGGGATGGCGTGTCCAGGCTTAAAGCGTTTTTCGACACGGTCGTCGCGAAGACGGATCAAACGCTATCCGATGGCCGTAGCCTGAAGGAAACGCTGATTCGCCGCTGGTTGATTTCCGCTGTCGCGTCCGCGTATCGCAATGGCACCGTGTCGCGCGGCGTGCTGACGTTCGTTTCGGAACAGAACCTGGGCAAAACCCTATGGGCGAAGCGACTCGCGCCCGCCGAATTGAACGTCATCGCCGACGGCGAAATCCTGAATCCTTCGGACAAGGATTCCGTGATGAAGGTCGTTCGGAATTGGATTGTGGAGCTTGGCGAAGTCGACGCGACGTTCCGCAAATCCGACGTCGCCGCGCTAAAGGCGTTCATTTCGAAGGACAAGGACACGCTGCGCAGACCGTACCAAAAGACCGAAGATCAATTCGGGAGGCGAACGGTTTTCTTCGCGAGCGTGAACGACCCGCAATTCCTGCACGATCCGACCGGCAACACGCGCTGGTGGACGATTCACGTCGAAGCGCTGGACAACGCGCACACAATCGACATGCAACAGCTATGGGCGGAAGTGAAATCGCTTTATGAGGCGGGCGAGTCGTGGCACCTGACGCGCGAGGAAGTCACCGTCCTGAACGCGCACAACCGCGACCACGAAGCGATTAACCCCGTCCATGACTTGATCGACCGCGCGTTCGACTGGTCGTCGCCTAAAACGACATGGACGCGTCCGATGCGCGCGACGGACATCGCGCTAGAAGCTGGCATCGACAGGCCGACGAAGAAAGACGTGAACGAAGCGGCCGCGTATGTAACCGCGCGCTATGGCGTCGAGAAACAGCGCTACGGCAAAGACCGCGTCGGCATGTGGCCGATGCCGATTCCGCGACGCGCGCGCCGCGACGCGCCCCCTGAAGATGATCGGCCGTTCTAATGCCGACCGTAACGCTATGCGATGGACGCGAGGTCGACAGCGCGTCGGAAGAATGGCGCGCCGAGTGTGAAGCGCGCCACCTATTGAATCTAGCGACCAGGGCCGACCGCCTGGCGTACCTGGAGCGCGTCCGCGCCAAGCGGGGCGCAGCGGGCCGCGCCGAGCTGGAGCGGATCGCGCTCGCGCTGCACGAATGGCGACGCCTGGCACGGTTCCAGGACGGCGGGGACGGCACCGCTTGACGTTACGCGCGACAGGATGAGAGGATGTCCCCGTCCGCCCCGTCCGGGGCCATCAAGGGGTCCGCAATGCGCGCCAGATTCGAACAGCTCCGCGAACGACTGAACGAATTCGAATCGCGTTATCCGTCGACGTATTTCATCACTCTGCTGGTCGTCGTCGACGGCATCGCCTACGTCCTCCTGGAAATCGGGAGGCACGCATGAACGCGCAACTGCAAACGCTTTCCGAAACGCTGGAGCAGCGCATCAAGTCGCGCACCGGCCTGCAAATCGCGGAGCTGATCCAGCGCGCGAACGAAATCGCGGGCGCCGCCTATAAGGCCGAGCTGCGCCGCGTCTACGGACACCGCTTCGACCTGGTCGTCGAAACCGCGTTGAACGACGCGGAAGTCGCGATGGCGCAAGCAATCAAGCCTTACGCCGAGGAAGCCGCAATCGCGGCGGCCATCGAAAAAATCGCGTCCGTTTAAACGAGGAATCCCCGAATGTTCATCACCTGTTCGCCCGCCTATTTTTGGGGCATGCAAGCGGCCGCGTTCGTCATCGGCGCCGTCGCGGTTCACTTGGCGCACCGCGCCGAAAGACAGCACGACGCCGAAGTCATTTCCGAAGCGCTCACGCTGCTGACGGACTGTCACGCGCATATCGCCGTGACGACCGGCCCCGTCGCCGGCGTCGTGATCCTGCGTCGACTGCGCGCGCTGGTTCAGCGCATCCAGGGGGCGCCGTGATCCTCCGTCGCATCAAGCGGAATGAAGTCCTTCCGCGCTTCTACGGCATCGCGTGGGCCGAAGACTACGCGAACCGCTACGCATGCCTGCCGGTTCCGCTGAACCTGGTCGCGAGCGTCATCCGCTACTGCTACCTGGCGCTGCTGTACCCCGGCCCAATTGCGGCCGATCCGCGCGACGCGTATCGCCAGGGATGGCGCGACCGCGTCGACCGCGACGAAGTCGTCGCCGACATGCGCGAACACCTGGCCGAAGCGGAAAGGCTGCTGCGCGAAGTCGCTAACGAAGAAACGGTCGAACCCGAACCCGGAAGCCTGGTGGAGCGCATCGACGCATGGCTGTGGTCCGAGTCGATGCGGCGCATTCGCTGTGAGCGTCGTTAGATGCAGCGTTTGTCGAGGCCGTCAAAGGCTCGGCAAACATCCAGAAGCCTATGTCCGCCTGCCGAAGTGCAAGCGATGCGGGCGCGACATGGACAACAGCGGAATAAGAGGTCGACCGCATTTCGTCGTCGACCGCTACCGCATCACGAAGGAACGGGG